CTTTAGCTTTTAAAGGACTTTCTTTCAGATTTTTTTTCTAAAAATGGCTCTAAGTGTTTGTTATATAATAATTTGTGGGGAATGGCGATATGCACTTATGTCAGCCTAAATGTACGCCTATAGGGGCATACAAGTCAAGTAAAAAATAAAGTTTTTTTTAATATACTGCTGGATCATGACAATGTCAAGTAAAAAGAAAATAAATCTTTTGTGTTGCTTTTGTGGGTGGCTATGTACTATACAAATTAAAGTCAAATTAAGTCTTGACAGATGATAAAACGCTCCAATTAAATCTTAAGCCTTTGAAGATAAATTGCTTGTTTTATTGGTTAGTCTTTACTATGGAGATAACTTAGTTAATGCCTCTTTGGATTCATGCAAAATTACTACATTTTATCGAGAGTAAACGCTCTAGAATAGGTCTAGAATCCATTTAAATGACTTTTTAATATGCAATTACGATTACTTAGAATGTAGCCATATGGATTGATCTAGACAGCTTTAAAAGCTTTTTAACAAAAGCAAGTAAAAAATTAAATAAAATAAATTTTTTTCTTAACATATTGTAAATAGTGTAAAATAGTTCTTGACTTTATCACTAATTAGACTATTTTAAAATCCTTTATGGGATTTGATAAACTTAAATAAAGTTAAATATCTAACTAATTTAAATATTCCTTGACACATTCAAATCATTTAAAGTATCTTAAAGCACTTAATTAATTAAATGAAAGGTAACTACAATGATTGGTACTCATAAAACATCTATTTTTACAGAACCTAATTTAGCTGGGTTAAATACAACAAATGTCATATTTCACAATACGGCTGTTGTAAAATTCAATAGTGAAACCATTCTTTTAAATACTGGAGGATGGGAAACACCAACCACTAAAAAAAGAATGAACCAAACCTCACAACAATTCAATTTAGGGTTTAAAGTGTTTCAGAAAAACTTTGACTGGTTTGTGGAATTTAATGGAATTATTAAAGAGTTTGACGGCTCTACAATGACGCTACATAGAAATGGCTTTGGTTGGGATAAATAACAGGTTCACTGAAGATGGCTTTATTAGCCGAAACACCCAAAGTTTTTTGGGTGTCTGAATCAAAAATAATGAAAGGTAAAAAATGAAGAATATAATTGAACAAATGACGTCAGCCAAAAAAGTAACTGAAGAAGAAATTTCTAAAGTTGTTAAAGGTGGAATGCAGACAGCTAAAATGGAAGTTTTTATGGTTGATATTATTACAAGAGATATATTTCTTGCTAATAAAAAGAATGCTGAAACCATGTTAACAAAGGAACTAGACAGAATTTACGCTACTGAAACACCCGCCAAAATTACAGCTACGAAAAAATGGGTTAAAACTCGATTACAGGTTTTAGTTAAAGCAAAATCTGTTCAGCGTAGGTTGTTGGGTGATGATGTCAAAACAAAGCTAATCACTATTAAAAAAGTTAATAATGGTGTTTTAGAGGGTGATAAATGCCTAAATAAAAATCTGTTCAAAGATAAGGATTTAGGGCTGTTTAAGGTTATTATCGAGGCTAAAAAAGTAACTGAAGAAAAAGTCTTTGAGGAAGAGTTACAAAAGCTAATGACTAAGCATGATAAATTTCCAAATGATTTATTAGAATGGATTAAAACCCAAATGTCAGACGCTCAAATTATGGATGAATTGGAGGTCAAAAAAGCGTCATAAATTATACTGAGGAGACTTTAAAAGTCGAAACGGCATTTTATATGCCGTCTATAATTGGAGGAATTATATGAACATTAAAGAGATAGAAAAAACTACTGAATATAAAAATGATAATAATCAATGCACCATCGTTGCGAGTTCCGTTGCTTTTAACATGGATTATAAAAAAGTGCATAAGTTTTATATGTCTAATGGTAGGAAAAAAAATAGAGGTTTGTTACCTTTCCATACTGAAAGAATTATGCAAGAATTAGCTAAAACTGAGGGTTATAAAATTACTCTTTTTAGACCTACCTACAATGGAGATATAAGAAAGTGGGTATCGGGTTCGCATGATTATTCTAGAGACTATAGATACTATAGAGCAAAATTTATTCCAGATAATAAAGAGGAACTTTGTATAATTGATAAGAATATTACACCAAATAATCAAAGTGACTACCTACCTATAGATAATTATATTTTAGGTGTCAGAGGGCATGTCATAGGGGTTAAAGATGGGATTGTAAATGATTGGACTGAGGGAAGAAAACACCAAGTCAAGAAAATTTGGCGAATTGAGAAAACAGGTAAAAAAGTTAAACGTCAAACTTTTTCAGATTGCTTTGACGAATTAATGGATTTTGAATTTTAATAATAGGAGGTTATAAAATGAAAACAATATATATATCTTATGAGGTTGGTGGTATGTGGTATGAATGGTCAGATTTTAAAGAAATGCTAGAGTATTACAAAGGATATTCAGACGACAGGTGGTCTTGGTCAATAAAAAAAGTAGCCCATCAATTCTATGGTACTCATTAACATAAATAAATAGGGGATAATAATATGAAAAATAAATACGTAGTTATAGCAAATTGGGATTCATGCGATTCAATGGTTTATGGGTTATTTGATTCATATGAAGATGCTAACAAATTTAGAGACAATTATAAATGGAGTGATTACGATTCAAGGCATGAATTATATTTAGAGGTGGAGAAAGTGAATTGGGTTAAGCAATGAGTAAATTAATAGGAATTATTTTAGGGGTTTCTGTAGGATCACTTTTCGTGATTTTAAAATTTGACCACTATTTTATATTAAGATTTTTAGAAATTGTATTCCCTAGTGTATTTTGGATTATGTTATTATATTTAACGATATATAGAGAGGTGTAAAATGAAAAATTACCATGAAATGAAAGATAAATTATATCTACTTGCTATACTTAGTGAGATAGAGGAATTAATTAATACGGGAGTATTTAATAATATGGCTTGGGATGAGCCAGAGATGATGGAAGATTTAGGATGCAATTTTGATGAGGATGATATATTATGGGGATTAAAAAAAGCAAAGGATTTTATAAATGAAAACTAGACAATGTAAAATTTGTAAGGAATTTAAACCCCAAACAGAAGAATATTTTTATAAATCTGGTGGTGGTGGCAATAGAAAGGGGTTAGATATAAATGGCAATCCATATTTAACTCATAAATGCAGAAAATGTCTTTGGACTCATAAAAAATATTTACCTAGTGGTAGGGTTGAAAATAGAAAAAGACTTAATGCTCATAAATTAAAATCTAGTTGTAGCTGTGGTTATTCTCTTAAAAGAGACAAAGAAAAATTCAGCACAAGGTCTTTAACATTTCACCATAAAGATGATAATAAAGTAGCTAATATATCAAACATGATGAATTACAGTTGGAAAAAAATATTAGCTGAAATTAATAAATGTATTATAATATGTTTTAATTGTCATATGGCTTTACATGGTAACGAATAAATTGCTTGACTCTATTTTATATTAGAGGTAACTTAAATCTAACAATAGGAGAACTTATGGAGATTATATTAAACATTGCAGTATCTGTTATAATTATGGCACTTGTTATATGGGTGGCTAAACTACAAACAGACTTAAACATTGAGAGGATGAAAGTAGATTCCTACAGATTTTATGCTCTCAAACTTAACCATCAAATTAGGAGAACAAGATAATGTTAAATAAGGTTACAAAAAAAGAATGTATGGATGCTATAGAGTATTTATTTACTATGGGTTATACATTAGAAATGACTAGTGATAAAAAATATTATACTGAGATACTACTTAAAAAAGTAGCTAATGATTATAATATTAAACTTACAGGGATAGATGAGGACTCAGAATAATGACTCGTATTCATAACAGAAACTCAGAGGCGAAAGTAGATAAAGTAATAAAGCATTGTAAGGTGTGTGGGGATTGTTGGGAACAAATAAGACTGACACCTTACGGATTAGGCTATTCTAAAAAGTATATAATGAAATATAATGATTTTGTTACTTATGGCAAATCAAAAGAAACCTGTCCATCATGTTTAAATATGACAAGTGATAAAATGATTGTGTCTGGGTTGCCTGTGAGAGAAATAATAAAAAGTTAAACGTCTAACTAAATAGGAGAACAATATGTTAAAAGAAAGTCAAAAAGAAAAGTATCTTGAATCAAAGCAATATCAAAAAGATTGCACTGAATTTAATGATAAGCTACTCGATTTATTAAAACACCATTCACATTTATTATCTAGCAATAGATTTCATAAATTTGCTGAGATAGTATTACCCACCTTACTAATACATCATATTAGTCATTACTTTGAGCATCATCTTATTCATAATGAGGAATCTGTAGATGCTTTTGTTGGCAGTATAAAATCATCTATCATGGAACATTGTAATATAGAACCACAATATGATGATTATAAACTAATTGAAGATGTGGGGGCAGTAGCATGAATGTATTAGAATTATTTGCTGGTTCTAGGTCTTTTAGTAAAGTTGCTGAGAGTCTGGGACATAAAACTTTTACATCAGATATAAATGCCTTTGACAATATTGATTATGTCACAGATATATTAGAGTTTGATGTAAACAGAGTCCCATTTAAACCCGACATAATACACGCTAGTTGCCCTTGTACGTTCTTTTCTGTGGCTAGTATAGGTAAGCATTGGCACAGGGATAACACCCCTAAAACAGAACAGGCAAAGCTAGGTATAAAAATAGTACAAAAGACTCTAGATATTATAGATCATTTTAATCCGAAGTATTTTTATATTGAAAATCCTAGAGGAAAACTAAGGAAGTTGGATGTTATAAAATCTGTTCCATTTAGAAAAACTGTGACTTATTGCTCTTATAAAGACACAAGAATGAAACCAACAGATTGGTTTACAAATGATTTTGAATGGATTCCTAGAGATATGTGCCACAATGGTAATAGAAATTGCCATCACGAACCTGCACCCAGAGGTAGTAGAACAGGAACACAGGGTTTAAAAGGGAACTATGAGCGTAGTAAAATACCTCAAGAGTTATGTTATGAAATATTAGAGAACAAGGAGGTTTAATGAATGATAATATAGATATGCAAGAGTTATATAATTTATGTGAAAAGGTTGAAAAATATCACAAAGCACTAAGTGAAATAGCTAGTTGCTCAGAACAAGGGAATCCAATTTATTTAAGGAAAATAGCAAGGGAGGCATTAGAAAATGAATAAAAGTAAGATACTAGCTGAGTTACAGCAAGTTATAATAGGACTTGCACATTCAGATCGAAGAAATATGTATCAATTTATGTTTCATTTTATTGACAATATGGATGATTCAACAATAGATATATCAATTAAGCAATTCAAGAGGAGATAATATGAAAATGCCTAGAGTATATATTAAAAATTATGTTTTAACTAAATATGAAAAGGAATCTAGTAAACTTAGAATGTCTGGTGGGAGTTGGACAATTAATGTAGAAAAATTTCCACTTGCAAAATACCACTCTATTCGTTATATTACAAGGCAGTATGTCTACGATATAGATACGGAAGAGGCTCTTTCTAATGGTTTTTATAAAAATCTAGGTGGAGAAAAGAAGTTAGTTGTACCTATAAAACATTGGAGTAAAAATGCCGTATCCATTTATAAAAAACATAATTCCTAAGAATAAGGAGAACAAAGATAATGAGGATGAACAGAGAAAAAAATACCCTAAAAACATCCGTAAAAAATCATTGTGCAAATTATGACACAGGTTATAAATGCAGTGGTATAATGATAGATAAGAATCTAAATCAAATTGTAGATTCAGAATATTATAATAAACCCTGTAAGATTGCTAACGGAGAAAAGTGTAAATATTATGATAATATAGTAAGAAAAACAGCAGGTTTCTAAAGGAGGAAAAATGAAAAGTGCATTTTATGGTATCATACCAAAAACAATATTACATCACCAGAAATTAAAAGCAAATTCTAAATTAATATATGCTGAGATTATAGCTTGTTTAGAAGATGATGGTACATGTATAAAAAGGAATATTTACTTTAGTAATGTTTTAAATATTTCTAAAGACACAGCATCTAGAAGCATTGCAGAACTAAGAAATTATGGGTTAGTATATGTACAAACTATACTAGAAAAGGGTACAGAGAAATTTATAAAAAGATGTATTACCCCTATGCAGAATTTCCTATGGGTTAATCAAAATAGTGACAACCCCTATATGCAAAATAATCTAGGGGTTAGTGATGCCTTAAGAGGAGATGATGCCCTTACCTATATTCAGAATACCCAAACATTATTAAGTAATAATAATATAAGTAAAATATATACCGATGGCAATAAACCCATTACCCCTATAAATAAAAATATAAATGCTGAACAATTAATTGCATTGAGAAATGTGGCATCTAATTTTTTACATAAACAGAAAAAAAGATTTCCTCATTTATTTGAAGGTAAGGATGAAACTGATTTACTTAATAAATCAATTAATACATTATATGATTTAATTAAATTGGATAAGGTTAATTATAATGTTGTTTGTGATGTTTTAGATTATACACTAGGGGATAAATTCTGGCACTCCCAAGTAACATCATTACATACATTAAGGCATAAGTCAAATAATGGTAATATTAAATTTCATAATATATTAACAGCATACAATACTAGAGGAGGAAAAGTATGAACATAAATGAATTAATAAATATACTAAATAAAATTGAGGATAAATCGCTACCAATTAGAATGATTGAACTTGATGAAGATGGGTGGTATAAGGATAATCATTGGCTAGAGGAAGTGGAGGTATCAGACACAGGGAGTAGTGGGTACGAGATAGAGGGCGAAGTTAGACTATATGGGGGAGCCTAGTATGACATTTGAAGAGCATGGTATATTTATCAGGGGAACATCTAGACAAGAAAAGACTACCTGTCCTAAGTGTTCACATACTAGAAAAAATAAGTCAGACCAATGTTTGTCTGTTAATGTTGATGAAGGAATATGGCATTGTCATCATTGTGGTTGGAAAGGATCACTAAATAAAAAAGTTAAACATCTAACTATTCCTATAGAAAAACCTAATCCACCAAAAACAGAACTACCTGAAGAAGTTTATAAATGGTTTGAAGAGAGATGTATTACTAGAGCAGTTGTTGATGCAGAGAAAATAGGTTATGATAATAGATGGATACAATTTCCTTTTTACAAAGATGAAGAAGTTGTTAATATAAAATCAAGAACAGCAGACAAGAAATTTAGACAAACTAAAAATGCAGAGAAGTGTTTCTACAGATTTGATTCTATGAAAGGTATGGAGACTATTATAATAACAGAGGGAGAAATGGATGCCCTTGCTTTAGTTCAATCTGGATTTATGAATGTTGTATCTGTACCTGATGGAGCAACACAACCCAATAGTAAACCATCAGATAGGAAGTTTAGTTTTTTATTATCGGCAGAAGAACATTTAATGAATGCTGAGACTATCATATTATGCACAGATTCTGATGGGGCAGGTAAACACCTAAGAGATGAATTATCTAGGCGAATAGGTAGGGAAAAATGCTATAGAGTGGTATATCCTGATGGATGTAAAGATATGAATGATGTACTTATAAAACATGGAGAAGATGAAGTTCAGAATATTGTAAGTAATTCACATCCTTACCCAATCGATGGGGTTGTGATGGTTCAAGATATTGAAGATGATGCTATTGACTTATTATTAAAACCTCAGCATAAGGGTTTATCTACAGGGTGGAGTGCAGTCGATCCTCATTATTTAATCAGTCCATCTGAGGTCACAGTTGTGACAGGTGTACCAAATATGGGGAAGTCAGAGTGGATGGATGCTTTGATGATTAATATGGTTCAATCTTATGGTTGGAAGTTTGGTATATTCTCAGCAGAAAATTTTCCAGTTGAGCATCATTTATTAAAACTGGTAGGTAAATTTGCAGGTAAAGCATTTTGGGGAGAGAATAAATTAGATGAAAAGACAGCAAGAGATTCTATGTTAATATTAAATGACCATATTAAATTTATAGGGACACAAGAAGATTCAGTCACTATTGAATCAATTATGGAACAAGCTAAGATACTTAATTATAGATTTGGTTTAAATGGTCTTATTATTGATCCGTGGAATACTTTAGAACATAAGTTTGGAGATGGGGAGAATGAGACTTTATATGTCTCAAGAGTGTTAGCTCAATTAAGTGCTTTTGCAAAAGTAAATGAGATTCATGTTTGGTTAGTTGCTCATCCTAAAAAAATGGAGAATGGTGTTGATAGAAAACCTTTAGTTCCTACACCTTATGATATAAGTGGTTCTGCTAATTGGTTTAATAAGTGCGACAATGCAATAACTATCCATAGACATAAATCAGATGAGGATGATTATGCAGGTGTACATGTGCATAAAATAAGGTTTCAGTATAAGAATGGAAAACCAAATCAAGGGAATCCTGCAAAGCTAAAATATAACTTGACTAATGGAAAGTATTATGAGTATTTTGAAGAAGAACGATTTAAAGAAAATCTTTTTGGATAAGCTAGAATCTATAACAAATGATAAGTTTAGAAATCAAAGTAAGGATAGACATCTTAGACATATGAGAAAAAGATTATATGAAGAATTTGACTCTATATGGGTTAAATATAATAATAATAAAGCCACCTATGACCAATGGAGTAAAGCATTGATTAAGTGGATAAACTCGGAGTTAATATGAAAGTAAAAAGATATATTGTAACTCCTGATAAACATTTTCCTATGGCTGATATGAAGGCTATTAGTGTGGTTTGTCAGGCTATAGAGATTATAAAACCTGATGGTTATATAGACTTGGGCGACACAGGAGAATGGCAATCCGTAAGTCATTGGCAGTGGAAAAAAAAGAAAAGACCACCACTAGAATATCAGCTACCTTTTGTTACTGAAGAAATTGAAGAGGTCAATAAAGGGATGGATATAATTGATTCATCACTTGATAAAGCTGGTGTAAGAGATAGGCATTTTATTGAAGGTAACCATGAGGATTGGCTTAATAGATTTGTGGAAGAAAACCCCTACCTAGCTAAAGGTTTTTTAGTGAAAAATGCACTTAGGTTAAAAGAGCGTGGTTATAAATATCATCCATTAGGTAAAATGTTAAAGATAGGTAAGCTTAATTTTTATCATGGACATCATTATGCAGGTATTCAGCACACAAGAAACCATCTACTTAGAATGGGTGGCAATGTTATGTATGGTCATCATCACGACATACAGCAGTCTAGCGTTACTCATATTGATGGTGTTAAGTCTGCATGGTCTATTGGATGTCTTAAGGATATGAGTGCAGAGGCTAATGTATGGCTTGGTAATAGGTCACATAATTGGCAACATGCTTTTGCTATAGTTGATTTTTACCACTCTGGATTTTTTACAGTGCATCTGGTTCAAATTGTAGATGGTAAAACTTCCTTATGGGGAGAGTTAATAAAAGGTTGATTTATATAAACAAAAGGAGTAACTTATAACATGAAAAGAGAGACAATAAGAGTAGAGTTCCCTAAAAATGCTAGTAAGGAGAACATAGAGTTTGTACGACAGGAACTGTTTAATTTATTAGCAAGGCATTCTTGTAGATTAAGAAAGGTTGCAGAACATGAAGAGTGATGTATATATTGCAACTATATCTTGGGATGGTATTAACGAACTTACTCAGGGAGAAAGGACAATCTATAGGATAACCTTAGAGGATTTAATTGAAGGTGTACAGCAGTATCTTTATACTTTTGAATCAAGACATCCTTACCTTGAGTGTGCTAGTGTAGAACTAAGAGATGGCAGAAATACTATAGAGTCTAAAGATTTAACAGAATCAATAAAAACCATAATAAAAACAAAGGAGAATCAAGATAATGGATCAAAATAAAGATACATTTAAATTAAACCCAACTGATGCAAACATAGTAGAATTGCTATACCCAGAGCCTAAATCTGGGACTAATACCTATGGTAATTGGTATTTGTATGGTGTAAGAAAAGATGGTATAGAGACAGGTTTCTTTGCTACAGATGCTCTACATAAGAAGTTATCAGTTTATGGGCAAGGTGCTAAGGTTAGTATCACTAAAGAAGAGTATGCTCCTGGTAAATCTGCTTGGACAGTACAAGCTTTAGAAGGTACTCAACCTCAAGCTGTTTCACCTACAACTACATCTACATCTGTGGATAATAGGACTCACGATATACATAAACAAGTGTGTCTTAAACTGGCTGTTGAGTTGTTTGGTGATAAAAAAGGTGCTATGTTAAGTGATACTGACATGGTTACTATAGATACAAATATGCAGTCACTACTTTCTATATTGGAAGCTGAAGAAAAAGTTAAACATCTAACTAATTCTGAAGATCCTGTAGTTAGTGGCGACATGCCGTTTTAATTAATCCCCTCTGTGAAAAAATCATTATCAAAGAAGTTAGATAAAGCGTGGGCAGACAAGGTAAAAGAATATGGAATGTGTGAATATTGTCATAAGACTAAGCCTCTTAATGCACACCACTTTTACTCAAGGTCTATTAGGTCTGTTCGATGGGATACTGATAATGGTTTTTGTCTCTGCGTTGGATGTCACGTGTTCTCCTCCAAGTTCTCTGCTCATAAAACTCCTGCCGAGTTTGTTGAATGGGCAATAGAAAAGCGTGGCATCCAATGGTACGAAACAGTAAAAGAGAGGAAGAATCAAGTGATTAAATTTACAGATAGTGATTATGAGGAGATTATAACTAAGTTAAGCCAAACAGAATTTGATTTTTAGGAGGACAAATGAAGTTAAGTAAATTAAATGCAATGATATATAGCATATATAATAATACAGAGATGGATATAGATGATTTATCTAAATCAGGTTTAAAAAAGAATATAAAAGCTATTAGTAGTAAGGTAGAGTCTATACTAAAAGAAATACAAAATTTAAAATCTTGCACAATATGTAGCTATGAAGTATGTGATGAGTGTAACGATGAAATGGCTAAACAATATGGTGAGTAATTACTGCCCCTTAACTTTAATAACCAGTGGTTTGTTTACCACTGACTATGAATGTAAAAAGTGTTTTGGCGAACATGGGGCAAAGTATTAAAATAAAAAAGGAGATAGCATGATAGAAATAATGTTAATGTTTGTATTGGCACTTGTAGTCTACAATAGTAATTTGTGGGAAAGTGGTCAATGGGATACTAATAAATCTAAATGGGTATATTGGAGGGATAAGTGAAAGTACCTGACTTTATGAAATGGGCAGAGTCTATGCAGGAAGAAGAGAATAGACTTATGCTTGTTAAAGGAGAGGAGTACACAGTCTCTAATGAAGATAAGTTTAAAAACTTTAAAAGCATTGGAGATAGAATGGATTTAAGAGCAGAACATGTTGCTTTAATATATTTGTTAAAGCATATGGACTCTATTAGAAACTATGTACTTAATGGAAAAGAAATATCAGAAGAACCTATAATCGGCAGGATACAGGATGCACGAAACTATTTACTACTACTAGGTGGAATAATTGCCGAAAGAAAAAACACGAAAGCTTGATTCTATACAATGGGTTATTGATGCACTCGATAGCCCAATCATAGAAAAAAGAAATAGAGAGAATCATAAAACAGATGAAATCAGGGCTGATGAATCATTATTCTGGTGTCCTGAATGTAAAAGAAAATGGAATATATTTGAGGGCGAAATGTGGAGTAGCCCCGATATGAAACTATGGGATGAAAAAATATGTCTAGATTGCGATTTCCTTGTAAAATAGAAGATGGTAAGTTGGTTCTCTTAAACAGGGCAGAGTTTGATAATACTATTGCTAACCTTTCAGGCGAGTATTACATAGAGCTTAAAGAAACAGGAGTTCGCTCTGCCCAACAGAATAATTATTATTGGAAGATTGTTAATATAATAGCAGAAGATTTAGGTTATACAGATCAAGAAATGCACTCTACAATCAAAGCACATTTTAATGTTGAAAGCACTAAAGTATTATCTACTAAGGAGTTTGCTCAGTTTATAGAACGTATAATAAGATGGTGTGCTGTAGATTTAAATATAGTAATACCTGATACTAAAACTCTTCTTCAATCTTCATAGACACATCAAATACATCAGGTGCTACCTGATTCATTTTTAAACTATCTTGAGCAAATCTAGCAAATAAAAAATCTGATTCACTAGGAGTTCCTGCTGAACCATCTTGGGTAAATATAAATGGTATATGACTTCCGTGAGTAGCGTTCCATAAATCATCTACAACAGAATTATCATTAAAACTGCTATAATCATCAGGCATTATATCAGATGAGTTTAAATAACTAAACTTCATGTCGTAAGACATTCTACCGCCATAAAACCCTCTAGCACCATTACTTGTGTAATTGTGAAATGGTGACTTGCTTTGCTCTGATATATATCTTTTTCCAACGCTTGATAGATTAGAAAATCTTTGACCACCTAATGATTCTTGCATATTTTGTTTATCAAATATAATACTACGAGTAACATTTAAATCAGGACTTACAGGCATATTATACATCTCACCTATTAATATACACCCTATCTTTAAATCATTTGAATCGTCAAAATTACCACTATTACTGCCTTGAAACTGTATTCCCCAATCTGAGCTTCCTGCACTATCAAATGTAACTAATGTATGCCCATCTGATTGAGGGGTAACTATGTTACTATTCTGTGTTCCATTTAATACTACAGAAGGTGTTACTACTGTACCACCTGTAAATCCTATTGTCTCTACTTGAGCTTCTGTTCCATAACCTATACTAAACTTAGCATCCGCACTTGTCATATTATGATTTAGTATTGCAACAAAGTTAGTTACATAACTGCCAAAAGCAAAATCAAATCTAGTTATAACTGTGTCTGCCATAGCATCCGTAGAAGCTGAAGTATCAAAAACTGCTTGATTTAAAGGTCGCATATCAATTAAATCCGCTACTTCACTTCCTGATTTTAATCCTACTTTATTCGCTCCTGTATTAGTTGCTTGTATTTCACATGATTGTGCAATAGTTCTTCCCCTGTTTAGTATATAATTAATTCTATCTACATAAAATCTTGGTGTCCTAATATTTAAATTTGCCATTTTGTTAAGTCCTTAACTTTTATCCTACTTCTCTACAAATAATTTTTATTTTTCCTAAACTTTTTTGAATACTAGTTATCATATAGTAGTTATTCCAATTTGATCCAAAAGGTTTAATTTCGTCAATATTAAATTTTATTATATCTCCACTTTCAAGTATATATCCTTTTGATGAATTTACAATCTCACAAGATATAATTTTTTTAATATCCCCAAATATGTGCATATAGTAATCAGCATACCCATCATTTGGATCTGAACCACTTGCTCCAACATCTTCATTTCCTATAGCATCGACATTCATTTCTAAATCAACAGATAATAAATTTTCTTTATTTTTTATTCCCCATTTACTTCTTGGAGTGGGTTCTGTTGTAGAATCTTGACTAGTTTGAGATAATAACATTTTATCTTCAGCAGGATGTTTTTTATAATTAATTTCCATTTTTGTTATTAAATCTGACATGGGAGTATGGCTTATCTCAATATTGCTTATATCATTATAATCTAATGTTGTAGCTACATCTGATGATGAGTAACTATTTTTTACTGCCCAATAACTACCTTCTCCGTTTGGTCGCCATTTAAAAATAAACCCAAATTCTTTTTGTAATTGTTCGAGTTTATTTTTTAAAGATACTGGTTTTAATGCCCAATATCTTAAACTCCAATTAGACCTCAATGAATTTACATTTAAATTACTAGACCAATTATAAAGATTACTATCACTTACATCATATCCTGTAAATCTAGCAAGTAAATCTCTATGAGCATGTAATCCTTTAGTAATAACTCCGCTTACTGTTGTAGTGTCTATAATAGAACTTTCTAATCCATCATTACCTAAATAAATATACTTTAATTTTTCTAATTCTTTATATGTAGCTTTTGATTTATCTTCGTTGTCAAAATCATTTTCAACTACATAGTGTACTAAAAATTCATTTGTTATTCCCTCTGCTCCAAATTGTTGATTATTTTGTATAGTAGTTCTAATTGTTAATGAAGGTAGAGTAAAATTAGAGCTTTCATAATTACTTAAAATATCTCTATTATCATATGCTGTGTATCCAGTAAAACTTGATGATGTGTATTGAGTACCAAATGAACCTGCATTATCTGCATTTACAATTTTTGCACTTCCTGAGCCATACAATATGTTTATATTTTGAAAACTTGTACCTGTAGGTGAACCTACTATTTCAACTTCTGCTTTTATTAAAGTATCTAGCTCTGTTATTTTACCATTAATAGATGGAAAATTAAATGATGTATTTGCTGTACCCTGACCGCTATATGCCATTCCTTGTGTACTACCACTATGTAATAAAAGCCTACTACTGCCACTACTATGACCATCTGTACCTACAATGCTAACAGGTCTTGTTTTAAAAGACCTCTTCAATGTATTGTCTAACTCAGCTATGCTACAATTACTGTCAAAACTAGAACTGCTATTCTTAGTTGCTGATGTAAAGTTAGAAGTATTAATAGGTATAAAAGCATCAACATTAGGCTCATAGTGATGAGGAGTAATTGAAGATTCAGCTTTAGTTGATATAGTTAATATGTTAGGATCGGCTACCCTAAGTATTGGAGAAGGGTAAACAAGATAATCCATGCTTGTAACTTTATCTCCGTATGTATTAGCTGTGTAATTTCCATAAACAATAGGTATATATTGCTGTGTTGTGTTAGTTTTTTGTTGTGGAAATGTAATAAAATCCCACGGAGTTTTAGATGCTGTTTGAAAATTAATTATATTTTTTTCTGTAATTGAAATATCAGTTAATCTGCCATTATAAATTTGAACACATTCATTTATATTGGGAGTTTCATCAGGTTGTGAAAATATTTTAACTACTTTATTAATATAATATTTACTACCAAATAATATATCTTCATATAGCTTTTGACCTTTGTATAAAAAATTACTAACAGTAAAAGAGATATTTGAAGATTTTGCTTTTGATGTATTTAAATCTATTGTATCTCTTACTGCTCCTGAGCTGTTAATAAATCCATGATAAAATATATCATCGACAGTAGTATCTCTGTATGCAAGTGGTAAAAAATCTTTATATGTTGCTCCAATAATAGAGCCTGATAAGGCATTATCTGTTAAATCTTGAATGTAATTTTCTCCAGTATTAAATTCAAAATATGCTTTTAAATTCCCTGAATTATTATAATTACCTTTATCTTCATGTAGGCTTAAAAAATTACCGCTGTTATAAATAGTAGTTCTGTTGTTAGAGTTTAAAACAATGCTCCATATTGCAAGGTTTTTTAAATAAAATTTACCATATGAATCCCCAACTGCCAAATCTCCCCTTCCTATATAAAACTTACCACTTGAATTATATACTGGTTCTGTAGTTGTAGCTCCTGCTATGTCAAGAGAAACTGTTTCTGCAACATTATTAATATATATATTTGTAGCAGATGCGTTATTATTAAATGTGCTAGTAATTACTACAAAATACCATGTATTAGGAGATAAAGCTGTACTACCTCTCCATACAACTCTATCAGGGTTAGCCTGACCAGTATTATCCCCTATTTGAAAGGTTAATTTATCATTAAAATCTTTTACTACAAAATATCCTGAATAATTAGAGCTATGAGAATTAGAGTCAAATATAACTTCATTACTTCCTGATTCAGGGAAGTTAAACCAAAAAGCAACGCTAATATTTGCTGTAACACTTGTAGGTGAACTACTAGTAGTTGTTCCAAAATTTATATAATCATTAGAACCATCAAATGCTAAATAAGACTCTTGATTAAATAATTGAAACAACCAGTTTTCATTAACATTAGATTTACTATAATTATCTGAAATGTTTTCTATCATGCAAGATTCATCCTTTGAGCTTTTTGTATAGCTGGTATAATAGTGTCTACTATTGTTTCATCTACAAGAGGTGCAGATATATTTAATGTAAGAGGGCTTTGTCCTTGATTTAAAGAGTTTAAATTTTCTAAACCTATTGATTGTACTGCACTCCTAGACATTACAAATTCACCTCTTTCAGCTTCTATTAATGTACCACCTTGCGAATGTCTTTGCCCACCTACTAAACCACCTTGTTCAAATTTTTGTGCTTTCATAGATTCTATGTTGGCTAAACCTTGTGCTATAATAGCTGTTCCACTTGCAAACCCAAGAACACCGCCTTGCTTAAAGGCTTTGTTTGCACCTGCATACATATCAATATATGCCCCAGCTATTGCTAAGGTTCTAGCTACCCTCGCATCTTGACCAGTTTGATTAGCTAAATTACCTAAAGCTGTTAGCATTTGCCCCGATGCTTTAACACTTGCTTGAGCATGGGCTGTCTCTATCTCTGCACTTTTAGTCCTATTTTCATTATAGGCAATAGCAAACTCAGTATTTTCTTTCATTATTCTTCCAAAGTTTGCGTTTGTAACTCCATGTTTCTCTAGTAAATGATTTCTTTCTGTTGTTATGATGTCTCTTTCTTTTTCAATATCGGTCATGTCTCCTGTTGCATGAGCGTACCTTAAGCTAGACATAGCAAGTTTATGAGTTTGGTCTAAGGTTATGCCACTTTTTGTATTTAAAGATCCTAACTGATTTTCTAAATTTTTAATTTCTTCAGTTACTTCTTTTGTCCCATCCGCAAATAAATCTAGTTTATCTATTAATGCACCTACAGCTAGTGTTGCTCCTAATATAGCAAGGTTCTTTTTAGAGATTTTGTTAAATGCTAACATAGCTTTATTCATTAGCATAACACCTTTTGTAGCACCTATATATACTGTTCCCATACCTATTATTGCTACACTATATGATTTTATTTCTTCTGTATCAACAGAGTCTACAAATGTCTTTAATAGCTTTGCAGATACTAATATAGCAGGTGCTAATACTTGTCCAAATCTCTCTCCTAAATCTCCTACTGAGTTAGATAATTGATTTATAGATCCTGGCAATGTGTTTGCAAATGCTTCAGCTTGGTCTTTATACAAAGAGTTAATGTTTTCTGTAGCACTCTCAAATCTTTCTACACTTCCCTGTGTTCCTTCTATAGTTATACCATATCTACTCAATGCGTTTGTACTACTAAATACACTTTTAGATACTAAGTCTACAGCACTAGACAATGACATGCCTTTAGCTGTAGCTAAATTCATTGATGCTTTAGTTAGTTGTGCTATTGCTTGTTCATTATTTGTATAAGCACCAACCAAAGACATTGCCTGTATAGTTTCTTCATCTCCAAAAGCTGTTACTTTTTGCTGTTCAGATGCATAATTAAGTAACGCTCTAGACCTCTTACCTATAGCAGTTTCTAGTAATCTTTCTGCTTTTTGCTGTTGCCCATAAACATTTACTAATCTTAAAATACTAGCAGAAAATATACCAGCACCAAAACTAGCAAGTAATAACTTTGATCTCAATACAGCAAAAGAGCCACCTAATATCCTAGTCCCATGCTCAGTATCTAATATACCTTTTCTTTTTCTTTTTAAATCTCTAATGTAGCCTTTAGTAGTTCTTCTTAGTTGAGCTATAGCTAAGTCATTACCTTTCAATGCCCTTTTATATTGCTCTAGTGGTACATTTAAATCTCTTAAACTTTTACCTTCTAACTGTAACTGAACTCTAAGTTTTTTAATTGCATTTTTGTGTGTATTGGTAGATGCAACTTTCTTTTTTTCTACTTGCGTAATAGTTGATTGTGCTTTTATTAATCCCTTAGTGGCTTCATCTAATTTCTTAATAGTAGTTATTAAGACATCATCGCCCTTAGCTTTAAATTGTATTGTTACTGTTTGTTGTGCTTTATCTGCCATGATTCATAGCCTCTGATTTCTTTTTCTCTATGGTACTTTTAATTAAAAAACTTTTTTCTACCCACTTACTAGGTTGCTCTCCATATGTCCCCTTATATGGTGATATTCCGAACTGTTGAGAATATATGTATCTAGATATATCTTTCTGTGCTTGTGAATTTAGCAATACATTTTTACAGGTAAAAAAGGGTAACTGTTTTGTTACTGACTCGGCAACATTAAAACTGCCACCCTCTTTGTTTCTTTGATGTACTTCTTCTGCTAATATGTCAATAACCGCATACACATCATCTTTTGATGTAAATGTACGAGTCTCATACTTTCCATTGATTTGGATAGGAATACGAGCTTTATATGGGTATGTATGATACACACATCCCTCACATTGGTCTGTAACTCGAAGGTTGTACTCTAGTGTGAGGGCTTCTACTCCCCCAAGCGTTGATAGTCTTGTATTGCAATAGACAATTCATTTTTCTCATCATCATTTAAGGATTTAATGAAATTATCATCTACACCATCAACACCTTTACGAATCCATGCTGTTCTAGCCTTAGATAGATTTTTAATTGCTACTAAGTTATCACCATCATACTTCATTTCAGGTACATCATTGCAGAAGTCTATATCATCTACTGACATTTCTTTTATTTTAACTTCTTTGTCAGTAGCTAGTTTAATGCTCTTCATTATGATGCTTGGTCAAATTCAATTATATTGCTTGACGTACCGTCATTAACACCTTGCATAGCAACATCTAACATCATTGCATCACCTTCATTGAAAGTAACATCTGTTAAAAATCCATCAGGCATCGATATACCGCAATTATTACTTGCTTGTGGTATAGCAAAAAAATTACCTTCAGTTACTGCTGTTTGAGTGTTAAAAGAATCATATAAAGCTCTTGTTGCTAAATCATATTTAATTGTTGCATTTGCAGTTACTGTAAATTCTGCACCTCTAGCGAAAGAATGGTATCCTGCATCTGAAAAACCTGTATAAACAGCAGGGCTTTCTATAGTAGTGCTAAAGCTACTTATTACAGGTGCTTGTACTGCACCGACATAAATATCAGCAGAAGTTGCACTAATTAACGATATTAAACCAGTTCCAAATGCTGAACCGCTAGATGCAGTTGCTGGAGCTTGTGCGTTATTAGTAACTGGGTTTCTACCACTAGATATTGTAGCTTCAAATTTATATAAACCACCATCAGCAGTTATGTCTGCATTTATAGTAAAACTTGTACATAAACAACCTAGCATAATAATATTAAAGCCGTCTGTTGTATCAGGAGATGCTAAAACCAAACTAAAAGTTTTATTGCTTTCTGCTTGTCCATATTTACCTGATACACCTGTTGGTGTTGCACCTAAAACAACATCTGCAACAGCATTACCTAAATCTGTTGCAGTAACACTTTGCATTAACATTGTTGTTGCTACGTCTTTATGAAAAGTGCCTGATAAAGACACCTCTAATGCTCTTATCTCATTGTCTTGAAAAAAATCATTTTTATTTAAAACTCTACCACCTCTTGATCTTACTGCTGTAACTTGATTAGGACTTAAACTTGGAAAAGCAACAGAATCAATATCTAATTGATGTAAATCAGCAGTAATTGCTGGTGCATTTGGATTAGTGTATCCACTAGCAAAACCATTACCAGTTGTAGTTTCTTCTATCACATATGCCTTAAAATCTCTTGGTGAAAAAACTGCGTTAGCCATTATTTTCTATCTCCTTTTTTTTACTTTCTATTTTATCTTTAATTTGCTTTGGTATTTCACTTAATTCAACACTTTTACCTTGATTAAGAGCTACCCAATCTTTATAAGCTAAATTACAATAGTTGTTATTAGAAGATAGCTTTTCATCTTTTTTTAACTTTACTTTCATACCGTATTCCTTATTACTTTATGATATGTTTCCTAAGTATTTACCTCTCCATTCCCATCTCATAACATTTAAACCATCAATAACTTCTTCATCTTCTTCCTTCTCGTTAATACGACAGTTTAATAGTCTACCATCAAAGTAAACATTATGCTCATTTTGAAAGAATAGAGCTTCTATGTGTGATATTTGGCGAAATATATGTTCCCAAGTATCCTTTTTGACTGTTTTTTCTTTGAAAGTATATGATACATCTAGTATATATTCTCTCATTTCTGCTGTAGACATACGCTCAATCAAATCCGTGCCTACAGGATTAAGTCTTATAGACTGGTTACCCATGTCTTTAAATTCTCCTGTATAAACAGGAATACTACCAGCGAACTCAGTATTTAAAAAAGTCCTAATAGTATCTAATATTTTGTCATCCCATATATTAACAAATGAAATCATCTACGAGTCATCCTAATAGAGTAAGGCATCCCTGCATCATCTACAGATTCATTCTTACCAAAAAACTCTATCTCCCATTTATCATTTAAAGTTGCTGTATCAGCAGTATCTCCTGCAAATCTTATATAGACATCACTAGCTAATGCTTGATATTGTCCATTAATTGTCTCTATATAGTCAGCAGTTTCTCCATTATTCATTCTTTCAGCACCTAAGTTATCTGCATCTTTATGCCATACGGAATATTTAGCAGTCCCCATAGCTCCAGCAGTAGTAATTTTTACTCCTACCCTATCATATATATCGTGATAGTGACCTCTAGTATCTACTAAATTAATAGCACCACTTACAGATACTTGCCTAATAACTCCTTTACTAGAGTCTCCTGTAACTTGCCAAGATAATTTTGTTGATCCATCATTTAATGATGCTATGTTTCTATCTGCCTCTTCAAATAAAGCATTTGCTATTTCAGATGTAGGATCGTTTGCCCTAATAAGAAATGAACAAGCAAGTAAAGCTGTGGTTCTTACAATCATATAGTCGTAATTACCATCTTTATCTTTGAATTGTTTTCTGGGTAGTCTGCCATCCAACCTAGAATCAAGGTATTTTTCGGCATTTGAAATATAGCGTGTTTTTAATGTTGCCCAATCATCTCCAGATTCCATTAACATATCATTAGGGTTAGTGGCACTATTGTAATAGTAAACAGCATCTAAGGAAGATTCATAAAACCACTCTCCATTAGAATCAACTACCCCACTATTTGCTTGAGCAGAGCCTAAATCTTGCCCATTAGCAAAAAGCTGTGTTACTAAACCACTGTTATCAGCCCTATATAGATTACTGCTATGAACTACCCAGCCATATAAAGCTGTTTTAGTGTCAAACTCATCTATTGATGGGAATATATCTTTTAAATCTCTATTTGTACAATATGCCATAGTGTTCCTATATTACTCTTTTATCCTTTTTAATACAATACAAAAAGTTAAACATCTAACTTTTTAATTCAATATGTACTAGGTCGTCAAAATTATTATCTTTAGTTTGTCCATCACTATCCCAATCACATCCAACCCTAACAGGTATTTTCATTACATGAGCAATACCTCTAAGCATTCCACACATATAATGAAATGTATCTCTATCATCCCAGTCAATGGGATAGGGGGCAAGGTCTACAGCCTTACCTTCAATATGCTTTGAATATTTCGTCTTACTAGCACCCTTAGCAACTAACTCATCCTGCCTATCTTGTGTCCTTACCCCCTCTATAATGGTTACATCCATTATTTTGATAAGTTCGTTCAAGACAAATATTAGCTCAGGTTTTACACCTTTTAATCGCTCTCTAGATCTTTTACCGAACCTATACATTACTTTTTCTTTCTTTTGGATTTAACTTTTTTTCTTTTTTTCATGGGCTTCTTTTTGCCGAAACCATAGCCTTTTCCTTTTGGCATACTATTTCCCCTTTTTCTTTATCTTTTTAATTTTGCCATTTTTTGTTCTAGCAAATTTGTGTGTTTTAGTTTCTCTAATTAATTTACCTGAGTATCTTTTATTACCCCATTTCCAACTTACTGTTTTAGCCATTACCACTTTACCTTGTTTGCCCAATAAGCACCAGACATTTTACCTCTAGCAATGTTTTTTCTGTGCCTTGCTTTAAATGATTTACGCTTTGCTTTCATTCTTGCAGACTCTCCTTTTTTAGGCTTACCTGCTGTTTTAGCTCCTTTTTGCCCAAATCTTATAAGCTTTACTTTACTACCTACTTTAGCAAGAACAACATGAGATTTAGTCTTATGACCTCTGGTTCTTTTGGGTTTATTATAACCACTTAATCCAAACCTAGCTAATCTAGGATCTCTTTTGCTTTTCTTTTTTCTAGGCATTATTTTCCTTTAAATAAACCTTCTACTACATCCGCAACTAAATCAACACATTTTTCAAAAAAGATTTGCTCTTTTTCTTCATCAACAAAAGGTATGTCAATTTTTGCATTAATTTTAGTAGCTAGTTCTTCTTGAAATTCATCAGACTGAACCCATGCTACTGCTTTTTCTTTAAATTGGTCTGCTTGAGACTCTGCTACCGATAACATTATTGCTTTAAAATCCATTATTATTTCCTTGTATTATTTATTTTAATTAATAAGTAAATGATTGTAAGAAATGCTACAATACATTGTAATGTTAAACTTATATTTGTTAATGACAACCCATAGTTGCCAATACTTGCTAAAGCTACCTTTGTACTATCCATTATCTTTTCCCATTTACTCTGCTTAAAGAACCTTTTATTTCAGAAACTTGATTATCTAAATCATTAATTTCTTTATTTAACCCATCAAATTTTCTATCTAATTTATCATCAGATTGATTCCATCGATTAATTAATTTTATAATCATTCCCTCTGTATTTTCTAATGTTTCTGATTGTCCTTTATTTTCTATTTGTAAATCTTGTAGTGCTTGAGCTTGTTCATTACCTCTTTTATTCATTGAATAAACCATGAATACAAACATTGCTCCTACAACTCCGATCATCCCAGCTTCTGAATATATTGCTAAAAAATCCACTATCTTTTTCTCCGCAACTCTCTGTTAATAAAGTAATTATGATTAAAGTCATCTTCAGTTAAGACTACTTTCTTTTTCTTTTTTTCTTTCCCCAAGACAAAGGATTTAAATTTAATTCTGTTTGATACCATTCTAATTGTTCTTGCATCTGTGTTATTTTTACTTCTTCTTCTGCTATATGCTTATTGACAAGCTCTTCAATTCTGGAATTAGCACTTCCCATTGATTGCTCAAGAGATTTAATTCTGTTTTCAATACGTAAGTACCCCAGCACAATAAGAGCAACTCCGACAATAATTTGCCCAAGCCACTTAATGTTAAGACTAATACGAAAGTTGTCATCAATCTTTGCCATCCCATATGATCTGTACGTTTTCTCATCACTCATGGCTTATAATATCTATAAAAATCTTCTACATTTTCTATATCTACTACTACAAATATAGGAGATACAATACTATTTCCAGTACCATCCCCACCTATTATAGCATAAGCATATAAACCATTTTGATAAGGACTTTTAATTGTATCATTATCAAATAAATGTAAAAAACTTGTATCACTAAAAACTGGCAAAAACTCAGCATCTAGTATCTCATCAATTTCAATTCTTCTGTTATTATTATAATCCACCAATGTGCCTACGCTACTAGTTCTATGTGACTGACTTGGAAACTTACCCATGCCGTTTACTTCAACTTGTTGATTATACCACATCTGAGATGCTTTAACAATTTTCTCAAGGTTAGCTTTAGTTTGTTTAGCCTTAGCACCTTCGCCAATCCTACTAAAAGCAGGAGCGGAAGTAACAGTAAGAGTAGCCATGATAGCCATAGTAACTGCGAACTCAGCAAGACTGTTTCCTTTATTATTTAACAACTTTTGCTACCCCATCAACTAAAGTATGTTTACCTATTTTTAATATGCCAGTTGTGTCATCGTAATGTTTTTTACACTCATCATCATAAGCGGATTGAGCGGTAATCCAAGAGTCAGTTCTCTTCACTACCGCCCCATCACTTGTCACAATATAAGACTTGTTCTGTGCATCAAATGATACTGTTTCATCTTTGCTAAACTTATAAGAAACATTTTCTTTAGTTCTTGGCTTAAAGATGTATATTTTTTTACCTTTTGATGACCTACGAACAAGCATTACTTTTCTTCTTTTACCTCATCCTCAGAATCTAAAGATTCCTTTAGCTTACTGATAAAAGCTTCCTTTCCAATGTTTAGTTGGTCTAGATTAAAAGCCATTGAGCCTATCTTATTCTCAAGATCTGCAATGTGATTTACCATTGCTTTTTGTTCATCAGTTAGGTCATCTATTTCATATTCTTTATCAAACAGATTTAGCTTTTGTTTTTCTTTTTTAGCCATTATTTACTCCTATGGTTATTGATTAAAGTGCTTTTAAATCTTTTTCTAGTTCTTCCCAATCAGCTTGTTCAGACTGAGCTTCAGATGCTCTATCTTTACAAGATTGAATTTCTCTAGCTACTTGGTCTAAGCTAAAAGATTGAACTGAGTCATCTAGTGCTTTACCATTAGATGAATCAAATTGCTTTTTAACTAGTTGTAATTCATCATGTGATGCTTCTGCTTGTGCTTCTCTAACAATTTTTCCATCTTCATCTTTGACTTCAGAAACTGCTTTAGAAGTAACAACCTTGCTTTTCTTGACAGACCAGCTTTTTGCTAATTTCATTGCTTTATAGTTTTTCATTTTGTCTTTCCTATTAGTTAATTAAAATTTTTAATCCATTCCTACATACTCAACGAGTATTTTAACTTGAGCAGAAGTTGATGGGTCTGTATCTCCATTTCCAGTTCCAGCTTGTACTAAGTGTATATATCTATCACCAGCTCCAACATGAAGTCCATTACCATCAAATCCATTATAAAATGCTTTTTTCAATACTGCTCCGCTACCACATTCTATATCACTTGCATTTCCACTTCCACCACTTTTAGATGTACTAGCTCCAGCTCCAATTAATTCAACTGCATTAGTCATTCCTGCATCATCATTTGGGGAATTAGCATCATCACTATAAATAACCGCTAAGTTTAATGTTCCTAAATTGCTTAATCTTGTTACTATAGCAGATACACTTTTAATTACCGCATAAGCTGGAATTTTAAGATTAATACCATGACTTGAGGCTATATCTCCATCATCAGCAGAAGCATGGTCTGCTTCGTATGTAAAAGATGCAAATTTAAATGCTCCTCCAAAACCAAGAGATGTTTCAAAACTATTTTCACTCTTAGCTTGATAGCCAATGCTTGTTGTATAAACATGGTCATTAGCTCCTACATTAGCACTTGAACCAATTATTGTATTGTAAGAGCCTGTTGTTAGAGTAGTACCTGATTCAGTTCCTATTCCAACATTCCTAGTACCAGTTGTTACATTTTTTATTGCTTCTAAACCACCACCAAAATTATAAGTTCCAGTATCTAAATCTTCTAATGCACTTGCTCCTATTGCAATATTTCCACCAGCCCCATGAGTTATTGATTTCAAGGCTTCTTTTCCGATAGCTACATTATTATCACTTTGAGTCAATGCTTCCATAGCTTTATAGCCAAGTGCAACATTCCCATGAGCATCATTTAAATTACCAGCAGACATTGCTTCAGCACCAATGCCTACATTGTAATTACATTGACCGCCAAATTCTTGAAATGCTACTTTGTGACCTATAAAAATAGAATCAAGAACATTTCTTACATGAGGTGTTTTACTAGCTTCAGCACCAATTATAACAGAACCTGTTAATACACCTGTACCGCCTCTATACGCTTCCTTCCCAATAATAACATTATTATCACATTGGTCATTGTTAATTTGGTCACCAGCCCCTGCTCCAATAACTACATTTTTATCTTCATTGCCATCAGCTAATTTAAAAGCTCCATAACCCATAATAGTGTTATTAGTATTTGTAGTCATGGCTTTTCCTGCTTCATATCCGATTGCAGTATTACTAGCACCTGAAGTAAGGGAAGCAAGGGCACTATGTCCTATAGCTACTGCTCCATTAGCAACTGTTGTTAATGTACCTAAACCTAATGCTCTATACCCTACTCCAACAGTATTATGAGCAGTACCTTCCTTACCAGCATTAAATCCAATTAAAGTTGATTGTGTTAGATTTGCTTGACTAGGATTAGCACCTATTATGACATTATCATACCCTGATGTAACACCTTCTGCACCCTCAAATCCAATCAAAACATTATTGTAGCCTGAGTTAATTGAAGTTCCTGCTTTGTATCCTAATAAAGTATTCCTATACCCACTAGTGATTGCATCACCAGCATACGCTCCTATTGCAGTATTATGGTCTCCACCTTCTATTAATTGTAATGCTCTATATCCAACAGCAACATTATCTTGAGCATCAGCATCTCCACCTGCTGACATTGTTTGAAAGCCAACAGCAGTATTTCTAAGAAAATCAACATGGTTAAAAGAGGTCATTGATTGATAACCAATTGCAATATTACCACTACCATGCCCTGAACTACCTTCAGCATCATTAGAAGTATCTTGAGCTGAATATGCACTATAACCAATAGCTACAACATTTGAGTCTGTAGTTATTGAATCTCCTGATTCTGCACCTAATACAACATTATTACTTCCAGTCGTAATATTAAACCCTGCACTATCTCCTAGACCTACATTTCTTTCACCACTCTGTAATTTATAAAGTGCTTGATGACCAACTCCTACATTTTTAGTCCAATTTCCACTTACAGTTCCAAGACCAGCCTCAAATCCAATCATCACATTTTTTTCACCAGTCGTATTTCTCGAAGTGCTTTGATAACCAATAGAAACATTTTTACCATTACCATTTTGAACTGTTAATGCTTTAAAACCAATTCCAATACTTCCTGTTGCAGTATCTTCTGTTGCTAAAGCCTCTACCCCAATAGCAACATTACCTGCACCAGTTGTTAAGGAATCTAATGCATTTGAACCAACTGCTACATTACTACCGCCAGTTGTGATTGCAGTTAATGCTTGAAATCCAACCGCTGTATTTTCAGAATGGTTTTGCCCATCTGCTCCAGCCATTGCTTGAGAACCTATAGCGGTATTTTTTTGACCAGTCTCATTGTATCTTGAAGTATAATACCCCATAGCTACATTATTTGAACCAGTTGTATTTTCCATCATTGAATATGTTCCCAATGTAGAATTAGTACCACCAGTGCTGACTGAATATAAACTTTGATAACCTACAGCAGTATTTGAAGAATGAGATTGCCCACTTGCACCTTGCATTGACATTCTGCCTACCGCAACATTATTTGCACCTGATTCATTATAATTTAATGCATTTGTACCAATCGCAATGTTACTACCGCCAGTTATATTTTCTGCTGATGAATAAGCACCTATTGATACATTATCACTCCCAGTTGTGTTATCTAATAATGATGACATTCCTAAAGCGACATTTTGACTGCCAGTTGTAAGATTTACAAGAGATTCTCTTCCAACCGCAACATTATTAGTTCCAGTAGTAATATCCATTAATGAGGCATAACCAAGACCAGTGTTCCCACTATTTGATTCACCACTTGCACCTTTACCAGCTACATATCCCAACCAAGTATTTGTGCTACCAGTTACATTATAATAACCTGATTGATAACCAACCGCAACATTACCATCAGGTTGAGTTTGTGAAAAAAGAGCTTTATGCCCTACAGCAACATTATAATTACTACCATTTAAATTTGCTTGTAATGATGACCTACCAATAGCAACATTTTCATTTGAAGCAACATCTGCCCAATCACCACCCAAAGCATAAGTACCTATTGCGATATTGTCAGTTGAAGTTGATGCGTTAGAACCTCCAGTTCGATACATTGAACCAAACCCAATAGCAACATTATTGCTACCAGTCGTATGTTCTGCTAATGCAACTGCACCAAGTGCAACATTAGAAGAGCCAGTTGTAACTGCTGTCAAACTTGTATAACCAAGAGCGGTATTAAAATCATTAGCATTATCAGCTACACCATACCCACTTCTCCAACCTACATAAGTATTAAAACTTCCTGTATGATTTCCAAAACCTGATGAACTTCCAAAGTAAGTATTTCTAGTGCCTGTTGTTAAATTTGAACCTGCCGAAGAACCAACAGCAGTTATGTCTCCAGTTGATTTATACCCAGCAAAATTACCTATAAGTACGCTATAACTTGCTACATTGCCATCTCTCCCAGCCCCTTGTCCAATTATTACTGAGTGTCCATTAGTAGTTGTAGATTTACCAGCTTGATAACCAATAGCAATTAAATTACTGCCAGTTTCAAGTATTTTTAATGATTCATAGCCAATCCCAACATTTTGTATGCCAGTCATAGCACTTTGTGATGCTGACAATTCGCCAATAAACACATTATGATTGCCACCTGAACTAACTAAATTCCCAGCATTTTTTCCAAATATTGTATTTGAAGTACCATTATCATTATTACTAAGACTAATGCGAGAGCTATCATCAATTTTAAAAAGAATAGTACCACCAGTACCGCTACCATTTGTACCTACATTAAAACTTGCATTAGTAACACTATTATTAGCATCAAAATTTATATACACACCATCATCTGAGTTTATTGAGCCATGTAATGCACCATTTTGTCCAATATATATATTTTTAACATCAAGAGTTGTGTTTCCACCAACATCTCTAGGAGAGCCTGTACCTATGCCGACATTTCCACCTGATTTAATTCGCACTTTTTCAGAACCTTCAATAAATATTCCTAAATCAGAATTATTAGAACTATTGTAAATTGAAGCTATATGTATATCAGCATCATAATTTCTAAGGTGAATTGCAGACATTGTATTAGCAGTAGAACTAGTATTTTCAATTCTTAATCCGTTACCGCCCCAAGCTCCGTTAGAACCGCCACTAAATGATGTATTTGTATTTGCAAATCTAATATCAGCCTTATAGTAAGGCGAGGATGTGCCTATTCCAGTTTTGCCATCGTCTTGAATTATAAAATTTGTAGTATTTGCAGAATTTCTAAAATGAAAATGGTCACCTGAATCCATTGTCCTAAGTTTCATTCCAGCATTATCCATGATAATACTACCATCTGAACCACCATCATTAGTATTAGTAATTCTAAGATATCCATCCCAACTATCTACAGAATTTGAAATGTGGAGCTTAGTGCTAGGCGAGTCTGTGCCGATTCCAGTTGATCCATCTGATAATATAGTAAATGCTTTTGTAACTGATTCTGTGTCTATATGAAATTTATTATCAGATGCGTTTGTATATAATTTTACATCATTGCCACCACTTCTAAGATGTAATTGTGCTTTATGGCTTCCTCCATCTTCGTGTATTGCTAATGTAGTATCTGCTCCATTACCATAAACTTCTAATTTTCCTTTTGTTGGCGAGTCTGTACCAATGCCAACTTCTCCAGTCTTTAAACTAGCGTGAACAATATTACCATTATTATAATGAACAAACTTACTACCAGTATGTGTCATTTGATAATTAACTGGTGTACCTGAATCATCAGCCATCATCTGAATGCTAAATGATTCACCAGTTGATTCAATTCTTGCTATATCTCCAGTTCCAGTTTGACTAAGATGAAATAATTTTTGAGGATTATTTGTGCCTATGCCTACCAGTCCTGCTGAAGTAATATGTATTCTTTCTGTAGTATTTGTTCTAATACTTAATGGATGATTTGAATATGTACCAATAGCACCGACTGAGTTTCCACCTCTCATTGTTATTTTTAAAGAGCTATCAGTATCTAAAACATCAATAAATGTATTAGAGCCAGTAACTTGCATTGAGCCTTGTATTATTTCATCGAACGCAAAACTACCAGCACCCTCAACTTTAAAATCGCCAGTTATTGTTAGGTCACCATCTATCTCACCGCCTTTACTTAAATCAGGAGTTACGGCACTCCCCATTCCTCCGTACATTATACTTCCACCATTCTAACTGCACCAGTTGTTGTTGAAGTTGAATTATAATTAAAAAATACAGTAGTTCCTAATCCTCTAGGGATTGTTAAAAAGAATAATGTATTTTTTGGTATGATCATATCATTAGATGCGTTTACATCTGTTCCTGATGTTGCAAAATTAAAATAAATTTCAACTGCACTATATACCCCTAAAGTTCCAGTTGAGCCTTTTAATGCTTGATGTGATGTGTTATTTACGTTGGCTGAACTACCAGCAGTCCCTGCGGATGCTACTGTCCATTCTCCCCCAACTGTAGTGTTTAGTGCTTCCTGCACCGAATATGTGTGAATATCTGCCATTTTTCTTCCTCTCTAAGCTATGACAACAGCGTGAATGAGACTGTGTGTCTTAATTATTTTTTCTTTTTAGATTTTTTAAAGATTTTAGGTTTCTTAAAAGGAGAGTAATCATCTTCCCCCATAACTCTTTCCCAACCATTTTCTTTTAAATGCTCTAGTTTTTCAGGATGTTTTTCTAACTCTAAATCTTCTAATCTTTGAACTCTGCCACTATGTGGTTTTTTCCAATATTGCATATTATCTCCTAATTAATGGGGGCATGAAAACCACACCCCCACATATTATACTACTAATAATTAAATGTTTGCGAATGCAACACCTTTGATGTTGTCCGAATCATCAATTATTTTGACACCATACAATAAGTCACTTACGACTTTTGTACCAAGAGCATCAATAGAGTATTCACTCTGGACTCTAACTTCTTGCTGAGATGCAAAAGCACACGCAGACTTATGGAAAATAGCTCCAGAAACAGTACCATCAGTACCAGAACTTGAAACAGTATTGGACATATAAACATCTATGCCATAAAGTGATCCAACCATTCCAGACCTAAGTCCTTTGTTGCCTTCACCGACTGCATCATTTCTAATGAAATACTGAGCAATACCAGCAGATGGGTTAAGAATATCTGCAAATAGAGTTGGATTAACAACCATTGCACATTCTCCATCCATATAAGGTACATCATTTTCACCTAGATTAGCCAAAGCGGATTCAAAAACCGCGGCGGTCAAAGTGTTGTCAGCAGACAAATCAATGCTCTGATTTAAACCATCTAACTCAGCCCAAATGTCAGCATCAACTTGACGAGCAAGAGCTTCGCCCATCATTCTTGAATATTTAGCTACTAAATCAGCTTCTGACTGAATTAATGCCACATCTTCAAATAACTTTCCAACGTATTTGTGTTTATTGATTGCTAACTGAGTTGTTGTAGTTGCAGTTGCATTATAAGTTACATCAGCACCAGCATCCTTACCACTAGCAGTTATAAGGCTCATTTCTGGAATGTTAATTACATCCCCATAACCCTTACTACTAACAAGTGCAGAATAGTCATCAACTAATCCACGAAATACAGTTTTACGTTCAAAATATTTATAAATTCCATCAGCCCAAATTTCTGGAATGAAATGTTGGTCTGTTGTGGTAGTTACTGGACTACCTTGATAATGTTTAGCCATTTAAATTACCTTTTCATGTATGACTGCAATACTGTCCCCCAGTTTCTTCTTCGCTCATCATCTGGCATATCAACCCAATCAGTTCCTGCTTTAACAGGGATTGTGCCTTTATTATCAGGTGGATTCACTTTTTCTTTTTCAGTGAACTCTTCAATAATGCTTAAAAGAACCTCGGTTTCAACATTGGCAAATTTTTCTCGTTTACTTTCAGGAAGTTGAGCTAAAGCACCTTCACGAAGTCTTGCATCCATTGCTTCCCATCTTTCCTTATAAGGCTTATAGGATTCAATTTCACCAGCAAGATCAGTATTTAGTTCTTGCCACTTTTCTTCTTCACGAAGTTTTGCTCTACGTTCTTCTTCCTCTTTAGTTTTAAAAGACTCAAGACTATCTCTAAGTTGATTTCTTTCTGAAATTACTTCATTTAATCTTGAAATCGGTACATTATTTTCGACTTGTGTGTCGGTTTCCTGTTTTACATCTGGCTCGATGGTCTTTTCTTCTGACATTTTAACCTCTTCAGTGAGTTATGAAATAGCAAGAATTATCCTTGCATTAATATATGGTACAATATAAATTAGTACATCAATCTAATGCAAGAAAAAAATTACAATTTTAAGAAAAAATGGTTTGATTACTTAGGATACAAACCGCACAATGGTCAGTTACCATTACATTATCCTGCAAAACAAGATGCTCGTTTTCAAGTTGTAGTATGTGGTAGGAGATTTGGAAAGACTTGGGCTAGTGCTATGGAGGCAACCTACGTAGCATCTCAGCCTAATAAAAGAATATGGGTTGTAGGTATGTCTTATAAAAAAGCTAGATTAATATTTAGGGAAATTTGGCAAAGAATGGTTATAGGACATCCTGATGATGTAGATAAGGCATCAGAAAAAGATATGTTTATTCGCTTTAAGTGGGGAACTACTGTAGAAGGTATGTCAGCAGACAATCCTTCAAGTCTTGTGGGGGAAGGTCTTGACTTGCTTGTAATTGATGAGGTTGCTAAGATGAATAAAAAAATTTGGGATATGTATTTATCCCCAACTGTTGCTGGTAGAAAAGGTAAAGTTATTTTTATTACAACACCAGAAGGTAGAAACTGGATATATGATTTGTTTAAACTAGGTAGAGATGATCCAATGTGGGAGAGTCATAGCTCTCCATCTTGGGTTAATCAACATGAATTTCCATTAGGACTTGAAGATCCTGCTATTATAGAAAGAAAAAGAAATATGTCAAAAGAGCTTTTTGGACAAGAATTTGGAGCAGAATTTTCTGTATTTGAAGGAAAAGTTTGGGATTTTAATAGAGATTTAGATGTTGGGAACTTCCCATATGATCCTAATCTGCCTACATTTTGTGCAATAGATTTTGGATATAGACAACCTGCTGTTTTATTTATCCAAACAGAGTTTGATGGAATAGCAGAGCAAATAAGGGTATTTGATACGATACTCCATAAACAAAATATTAAAACAGAAGATTTAATTAAAATGATTAAAACAAAAGGCTACCCAATCATTTCATACTATGGTGATCCTGCTGGAAGTAATGTTCAAGGACAGAGTGGTGCAGGAGATGTTGAGATATTTAGAAGAAGTGGAATACGGATTTTATGTACAAGAGATAGAATGAGTAGAAATTTAGTAGCTAGTGTAGCATATACTAGAGGGTTTTTTGAAAATGCCGATGGGGTAAGGAGAGTACATGTTGATGCAAAGTGTAAAGAAATGATAGAAGATTTTGAAGAGTATAGGTATCCAGAAAGTCAAGACGGAAAACCTATTAAAGAAGAACCATTAAAGGATGGTTTCCACGATCATGGGAACGATGCTTTTAGATATTTTATAATAAATAGATTTCCAATGAGAAATCAAGAAATGAAGAGGATTCAAAGATAATGGAGAAGATACTGAAAGATAAGTTATTGGAAACTAAACTACTAATGTCGCATGGTAGAAGGAATGAAATTAGAAAACATTTAGATTATTATTCTGGTGTTTCTACAGACCAATATATAAGTAATTACTTTACAGGAGATGCTTTTGGAGAAATACCACCTAGTTTAACTAACTTTACTAGAAAATTTATTAATAAAATTAGTAGAATATATAGTTTGGGTGCTAAAAGGAATGCTGGTAAGAATACTACAAGGTATGAAGAGTTAATTCCTACAAAAGATGTACGCATGAAACACTCTGAGAGAATGACTCGCCTTTTAGGAACTGTAGCTAATAGAGTTTATTGGAGAGATGATTATTTTGATTATAGACCTATATATTATTTTGAAGCATATTTTGATGATAATCCATTTGAGCCTAGTGCTATTGTTTATCCATTACTAAATAGCACTTCTGATTTATCTAATGCTGATAATTTACAGTGGGAGTATTGGGATAATGAAAAATATGGAGTAATGAATGAAAATGGCGAAATGATGTCTGAAATTCCTAACCCATATGGAATGTTACCTTTTGTATTTACTCATAGAGAAGATCAGATAGATTCATTTTTTGTAGAGGGAGCATCTGATATTGTAAACTGCAATGAACAAGTTAATATTGCCTTAACCGAAATGAATTTAGGCATGAGGTTTAATATGTTTGGACAGCCGTGGGTTACTGGACTAAGAGCAGACCAAAGCATGTTAAGAGCAGGTTCTAATACTATCTTAGATATGGGAGAAGATGGTGCTTATAATATTACTAGTCCTCAAGGTAATATTGATGAGGCAATTAATAATATTAAATTTCAAATGGAGCTAGTTGCTACCAATAATCACTTATGGATTACATGGGCTGAATCAGGTGGAGAAGTACCAAGTGGTATCTCACTTATGATTAAAGATATGGAAAGAAAAGAAGATTATTATGATGATATTGCTCTTTGGAGAATGTATGAAAAGCAATTTTATGATGTAGAAAGAGTAATTGCTGGATATAATGGGATAGAATTGCCAGATGATTTTGGAGTAGACTTTGAAGAAGTTGAATACCCAAAGACAGTTCAAGACCAAATATTAAAAGATAATTTTGATATTGATAATAACCTATCTACTAGAGCAAAGATAATGGTTCGTGATAATAAAGATTTAAGCATTGCTCAAGCACAAAAAATTATAGATGATAATAGGAAAGTTAATGAAAAAGAAAGCCCTAACCCAATCTTTACGCAATTCCGTAACGAAGCTGGACAAGATCAACAATCTGGAGATTAATTTTACAGGTACTCTTGAAGATGTAATGAAAAACCCTATTGGATGGGCAGAACAACAAATTCAAAGAGGTGTATTTGAAAATCTTAATAAATATTTAGAGGCAAAAGAATTAGGAGAGGAGTTTTGGGATGGAATTAAAGATAAAAGTTAATTTTGACTTTGGTAAACTTGCAAATCAAATGCCTAAAATTATTAGGGAATACAAAACAGAGTATGCTAAAGGGACAGAAGAAGGCTCTAAAAGTAATATTGATAAAGGATTGAAACCTAGTTTAAAAAAGTCTACTAGAGAAATTAGAAAATTAAGAGGAGTCTCAGGTACAAAACCATTAAAAGCATCAGGAGATTTGTATAATAGTATTAAATCAAATAGTAGTCAATTAAAATTTTTAGAATATGGTCAATACCATAGAGAAGGATTTACTCCAGATAAAATACCTACCGAAATTAAAGATAATAAATTCTTTTTAGTAAATAATAAAAAAGGTATTTCAGTACCTGCTAGAGAGTTTGTTGGTATTATAGACAAAACAAGAAATAAGATAAATAAAGACTTTAGAATTAAAGTCAAAAAATCTTTAAAAAAATAATTTATTGTATTAAATAAAGGACTAAGAGTACATTATGGCAAAGAAAGGGAATGAGTTAGATGGAAAAGATAGAAGATTACTTGCTGAGATTACTTCTGGAATGTCTTACGACACAAGAATATTCAATCAAAGATTTAGACAACAAATTGAAAGACTTAGGCGAAGTGGTCTTGATGAACAATCAATTATTAGGGTACTTGAGCAAGACTTTAACTCCAATGGCAGAATTTTCGGAGAATTACGAAACTCAATCAAGAGAGGAATTGTGGGAGGAATTAACCAAGCATTCCGCAGAGCTGGAGAAATGGGGGAAGGCTTAAGGTGGATTACTGTATCTAAGAATCCCTGTAGTGACTGCGTTAGTATAAGTGGTGAAGTTGATAGTTGGGATAATTGGGTAACAAGAGGTTTGCCAGGATCTGGGTGGAGTCTGTGTAGGGAAAATTGCTATTGTCAATTAGTACCTGAGTCACTAGAAATCGAAGAAAGCATTATTATATGAACGATTATAACGTATTACGATGTTTTTGTATGAATTGTCACTGGGACTGGGAAGTATTAGCAGTTGATGCTGATAGAGAGCAAGAATGTCCAGAATGCAAATCTTACGATGTTAAAACCTTTTTAAAGAGACTTAACCCCTAATGCTTTTTCTCTTTTTGCTATTTTTTCCTGCCATTGTTTACGTTGAGCAGGAGTCTGCCTACCTTGTTTAGGAGGTTCAATACCTACAGTCTCAGCTCTTTCTCTCCATTTTCTAGCCTCTCTACGTTTTTTATTCTTTAGTTTATTCTTTTTCTCATCTATAGGCTTATCTGGTAATATAGGTCTTTGAGGTAAGACCTCTATTTCATCGTATTCTACTATCTCAGCATCTTCTGGTACTTGTGTATTTAAAAATTTTTCAAATGGACTTTGGTGGTTATTTACCTCTACTCGCTTAATAAGCTTACCTGAGTGTTCTAACACTAATCTACCAGCTTGTACATTACCTGCTTCAGCTTCTCTTACCATACTATTTAAAACATTAGGTAATCTAGCCCCAAAAGTAACCATGTATTTCTGATAAAAGACCTCTACAAACTCAGGATCTTTAAACCAATTTCTTATAGTAGCTGTAGTAACCCCAGCTTTATCTGCAACATTCTGTATTGAGGCTTCAGGACTCGTAACCAGTATGTCTATAGCTATAGATTTTTCTGGTTTCCACTTAGTTGGTAACGTAACACTCATTGTAAATTCCTTATTTTATGGTATATTCTACGGACTTTATTTTTTTTATACAAGATGTTTCACCTGAATCCTAATAAGGCACTAATACTACTATACAATACATAACATAAAAGCTTTAGCTTTTAAAGGACTTTCTTTCAGATTTTTTTTCTAAAAATGGCTCTAAGTGTTTGTTATATAATAATTTGTGGGGAATGGCGATATGCACTTAT